AAACTGCAGTAGCCTTAGTCTTGCCGATTGAAGACAAGAAAGGGGTTTCGTCACGGCTAATCATAGAGATGAAGTTAGCCAAGTCCTCGCGTTCACCTGAGTTGGTCGCGTTACCAGTAGCGGATGCGCTACGTGCGGCGGCTTTAGGACCGCCAGTTGCAAAGTTATTACCTGCCATTTTATTTTTCCTTTAAGTGAAAATTTGATTTTATAGTTTTTTGCTCACAGAAGAAATACGTTTTAGAAAATCTAATTCGTCTTGTTTTGATCCTTGACCAGAAAGAACCTTAGAACGGTTTTCAGTTGCGGCTTGTTGCACTTTCTTCGTTGCAGGTGTCCCATTTTTCGTGGGAACCGACTTAACGCTTGGAGCTGCTTTACGCTTTACTTCACCAGTTTCTTTAGCTGTTTTGAGTTTACGATAGTCGTTAATAAACTTAACTACGTTAACATCATAGATTACATCTAAGAGACCTTCAGGGATGCCTTCTTTAATAGCGAATTCACGGATTGAACCAGCAACCTTATCTGAATAATCGGGGATTACTTTCGTAATATTGTCCTCGTACGCTTTCAGTAACGCTTGTTGTTGTTCTGTTTGTTGTGCTTTTAATTGTTCGGCAACCTTATCTGCACTAGCTTCACGTTTATTACGTGCTGCCCAGTACTTCTCTTGTACTTCCTCTAGCTTTTCTTTTAACTCTCGTGCTGTATAAGTGTCACCTTCTTCTCGGGCTTTATCGATATCACCCTTGATTTTGTGGTACTCACCAGACAACTTAGTTTCAGTAGCTGTTAACTCTTCGTTAATAACTGTAGCTAGTGTCAATACTTCCTGTAACTTTTCATTTCTTTCAGTCTCGATCTGCTTCTTCAGCTCGCCGAGTTCGCGCCCTTTTTGAGATAGATGCTTATCAGTAGAGTAACCCTTACGGATTTCTTCTAGGGATACATACTCAGTCTTACCGTCAACAGTGACGGGTACTTGGTATTCCCAATCAATATCTTCTTCAGTTGGTAGCTCTGCATTTTGGGTAGACGTATCATCCTCAGCAGCATTCTCTTCTTCGGAATCAGTTGATTCTTTATTTTCATCTAGGTCATTTTCAGCTTCCGAGTCGTTCTCTTGGGCTTGTTCTTCTTCCGACTCTTCATCTGGATTTGGGACGCTCTCGTCTTCTTCTGGTAGAGATTCCAAGCCGAGCATTTTTGCTGCCGGGCTATTACGTAGAATGTCATCAAGACTTTTTGCTTCCAAATCTGCACTTACACTTCCGTCATCAAAACTCGCGCTGCTCACTTCTGATGCAGGGGTGTTGGTAGAGAGATGTGATAAATTCATATGTTATTTCCTTGTGTCCGTTTTATTGTGCTGCTTTTTCAGCGGCTTTAGCTGCCTTAGCAGCCTTCATTTTTTCAGCAAAGTTTTCCTTTGGCTGATCTTGTGTACCCGTGATGCGATCGATTGCTTCGATAGCACCCTGCAGATTAACAAGAATAGGGGCGAAACGTTGGGATAGACCCACACCACCACTCTCACCTGCGCGAACGAGTTCACCTAATACTTCGTCTCGTGAACGAACTAGAACTTCTCTTGCTTTAACGTATTTACTCATTGTTTTCTTTGCCCTCTTCTTTGGCTTCTTGTTTTAACTTGTTAATGTATTTGATGTTGTTACCAAGCATCTCGATACCTACAAGCTTTTCTTTAACGCTCCCTAGTGCCATAGCTGTATGGAATAGGAACTCACGCTCTTTAACAGCATGAGGCTCAGTCTTTAACCAAGTAACAAAGAGGTCTGCTAAGATCTCCGAGTAAGCTTCGCCAAAGAATTGTTCTCGTTCTCGTACTGCAAACTCTGCTTTACCTAATGCGACTTGAGCGTCACGGAAGGGTTCAACAATATATTCGCCAGTATCATGGTTCATTTTCGGCTTCGTTCTCTTCTGGAAAGCCTCTTTATATTTGTCCATTAATTTTAAGTGTTAGGTGAACTCCCTCTTTCGAGGAAGCTCGGGGGTTTACATTTGCGGTTGCTCACCTGCAGCGGCTGGTCCATTTACTTGAGGCATTGCTTGACCACCTTGTGGGCGGGAAGCATCACCGGACATATCGCCACGGATAAAGCCTTGGGCCATAGCCAAAAGCTCTTTAATATCAGGTTGCTTAGGTGGTTCAACACCCTCTTTAGCAGCCATAATATAGAGTTTGCCCCACTCTTGGTAGGACTTGTCCATTGCAACCATAAGTTGTTTTGTGTTATCTTGAAGAGCGTTCTTAGCTTGTACATTAGTAAGATCGACCGTAGCCTGTCTTTGTGCTAAGTCCAATTGCTTGGCTTGTTCTTCAAGTTGCTTTTGTTTCTCAGAAGCTTGTTGTTCAGCTTGTCGAGACTTAAGAGCGTTATCTTTAAACTTAGGATCTGTATAATCTACTAGATAGTCTAGTGGATCTAAGTCCATAGCTTCAAGGGTTTTGCAAGCAATTCGTACAGCGGCTTCAGGATTAACCGCACCACCCGCACCTGCTTGTTGCAACGCTGGAATCAACTGCTGACCAACCATAGTCATCTTTTTAACTGTACTATGGTTAGAGTTATCACCTACGTCCACATCAATGTATAACAAGAGGTTGGAGGGTAATGTACCTGGATCCACATTCTTGAAGATATCATTCTGATCGTAGTAGTGCATGGTCTTACCACGCATCTTATCACGGAGAGTTTTATACACACCCTCAGTTAATCGTTTAAAGCCTGTTTCAGCAAATCTACGAGCCATATACTGGATACGTACTTGTGCTGCAGACATAGCTTTCTGCATCTTTTCTTCACTGTTACCTGATACGTATAATGTATCATTCAAACCTTGAGCAGCCTTAGACAAACCAGTAGCTTGTTCTTTGTGTAGCTGTAACATCTCTAATAGAGGTACAGTACCAGAGCTAATAGCGTCAGGAGTCAATGCAGCAACAGCACCATTAGGATTACCGTTAGTAGCAATGATCTGTTTAGGCTTCATGTTCTGAAGAGCGCTAAAGTCAACTACGTTAGGGTCAGCTAGCTTAGGTGAGTAGTTTGTCAAGTACACGTTCTCTACGAAACCGCGCATGATAGCGGTAGTAGCTAGTGTAGATGGACGAATCATGTCAGCAACAGACAAGCCGAAGAACTCGTGAGGTACCTCGAAAGGGCAAAGAGTTGCTAAGGGTACTGAGTCACAGTCTTCTTCTAACAGAATAACTGAACCTGCAATAATGAAGTGTTTAAGTTCTGCAATACCGTCACCATCACGGTCAACACGTAGCCAGCACTCAATAACAGTAATCTGTCGGTTAGCTTCTGAAGGGAATAGTTCGCGGGAGTTACCACCCAACCAGTATTCTTCACCTACCAGACGCTTGCGAGCTGACTGTTCTTCTGTGTATTTGGTAGCCCAGTCATATGAACCGTCACCGATGACATCCCAGTTAATATCTTCTGCGATATCAGGGAAGTACTTACGAATCTCAGAACGAGTCATGTCGATCTGGATACCTACGAAACCTGCATCATCTAAGTTGTGCGCATCACGAGTGATACGGAAACATTCTGGATGTACGTTCTTAATGTTAATTCGAGTCTTGTTCTTCTTACGGCGTAAGCGAACATTCTCATAAATTGTCTTGTAGAATGAGTTACCTTCTGCGTCAGTATCAAGCTCTTGCTTGTACTTGAGTTGACCCATTACTTCTACTTCAGCATCAGCTAACAAGAGGTCTAGGTTAGATTGTTCAATCTCATCATACTCTTCAAAGTTATAGTCGAAGTCTTCAATGAACTCCCAACGAACAATACTGTTCTTCCATAACAAAGCTGATTTAACCCATGTATTAAGGATTTCCCACCCGTTATTCTGCTTAAAGATAGCATAGTTAACTAGGTCAGAAGCTGCTTTAGCTTCATGAAAGTCTTTAGGTGAAGTACCAGCAGGGATAAACCGAGCTAGTCTGTTATTATTAAACATCAACTCAGCTAAGATAGCTGTGTAACCTTCAATAGCTTCCACGGTATCAGATGAAACAATCTGAGACACGCCCTGTGGAGTCAAGTGGAACTGAGGCATCATACCGTATTCGTACGTAGCCTTCTGACGTTCACGAGCTAAGTCGGAACTATTTAAGAAGTCACCAACAGAGTTAGTAATACCCTGTTCAATCATAGCTAAGAGTTCGTCATCTCCTACTACTTCCTTATATCTATCCGCTTTAAAGCGATTGATATTTTGTTTGTCTGTCATTGTAAACCTTTCTGGGTTCAATCATTCAATCAAGGTCACAATGACCAATATTAGTTGCTACTACTATCATCCCTGCCATGAGTAGCCAACGGATAGGACACAAGGGATATTCTTTTAATCCTAGGCCGCTAAGGGCAACCTCTTATCGCCCACGGATAGGTAAGGTTCTTTCAGAACGTTCACCTACCTTTTCCTTGGGGTTCATTAATTTACCCTGTGGAGTTGGTTTAACAAAAGCTTGCATCTGCTTTTTCTGTTCACCAGTTAATTTTAAATCAATAGCCATTATATTCTAGGTATCTTTTCAGCGTACCCGCCTCCTTCTATAACCATTTTGTTTCTACCTCTTGGAAGGATCCAATCTTTTGTGTAAAAGATACCTTGTTAGTCGTTAGCCTATCTCCGTGAGTCCGGATTACTTCGAGCGCGATCGCAAGAGCAATAACAGTATCGTCATTATGACCGACAATAGCGTTAGTCCGTCCATTATCGTCAGCAACATAATTCATCAACTCCCCGATAACTATACGGGAAGGAATCCATATATCTTCTTGCTCAATAGCATTCTTCAAGAATCCAATAATAGCAGGTTTAGATGCCATTGTGGTTCTCCACCCAATACGGGTTCCTTCTTCTTTACTCACGTTAGCCATCTTCGTTTGATAATACATGTTGACATAACCCATTTGAGTTAGTCTATTCAGGGTAGCAATACCCATACTGTTTGACTCTACTGCAAGGAGAGCATTGTTGTAATACCTACCGAGATAAAATAGCAGATCACCAAACTGAGAAGGGTCAATAGTATTATTTCTATATACAGCACAGACCTCCCTTTGAGCATTCATTACCACCGCCGTAGAAAAGTCTTTACCGACCCCGAGACTAACGTCAGCGCCAATAGCAAAAGAATCTTCAAAAGTAGGATACTTAAATATTTCAATCGATCCATTCTTCACATTCTCCATCATCTGAGACTCAAAATTGAAGTCCATCTGAGACAGAATAGGTTGTGGAACAAGAGCACTAAGCTTCTCTACGTTGAACACATTACTACCGGAAACAATAAACGCTTCTTCAGGGTTACTAGGGTACTCTTGTCGGAACTTATCCAACCCACCCTCAGCTACCTTTAATCTTCTCCAATATAACTGATCATCATCTAAGTTATATCTTGTTACTAATATTTCTTCTTCTGCAGTTCTCTCAAACCCTTCAGGAGCTTTCCTACGGTACTCTGACATGAGATACCAAGGTACGAAAATAGGGATATACTCGTTGGTACCTTCTACGGCACCCTTCCATAACCTATGAAAAGAATTACCTACACCGTTAGCTGTACTCTCAAGAATAACTTCGGTACCATCTGCCTGTGAGATACCCTGAAAGAGTCCCGCCAAAATTTTTTCATCATGGAGCCAGAAAGCTACCTCTGAAAGATGTGCAATAGTAGGCGTAATACCCCTACCCGCTTCAGGAGATCCTGCGGTATACAGTCTATAGCCACTATCATTATGTTCAAACATAATCTCTTTGGCGTTAGACTTCTTCATCTCTGGTTGGAACTCTTCAGACATATGCTGAATGACGTTCTTACTCATCGTAAACAAAGCATCAGATGTGGCACTATCATGCGCCATAACAACAGACTTGTTATACTTATTAAAATAACTTTTCCAGAATACTCGTGATGCGGTATACGTGGAGAGACCCATTTGTCGGGCCTTTAAAATGATAGCTCTTACTTTACCAGTTTCTCTCAACTGTTTTTCAATAGCATCATTTACAATATGTTGGGCTTCATTAAAGACAAAAGGTTGGAATCCTTCTCGGGAGTCCTTTGGGAGAATCCGGATTTGTTCCTTGGCGAATAACTCAAAGTTAGTACCATACTCTTTAATCTTTTCCCTGCGTTTAAGCTCACGAAGAGCTTCTAGTTTTTTGTGATTGCTCAATGTGTGTCCTATGAGAAGTGGATAGCGTTAGCTATTCGCTAACTCTAAAATAGTTTTCCTAATAGGAACCGACTAGTAATAATTCTGATAGTAATAATTATTATAATTTCCTGGGAGAAAATATACTATAATTTTTTAAGAGGGTGGGGTGGGTTTATTATAGAAATTCTGGGGGTAGGTTTCTGTGGAGGGAAGTCTGTGGGGAAAAGTCTTATGGGTAATATTTCTTTGTGTGTGAAAAAGAATCAAAGTTGTTTGGTTATCCCCTTCTCCTTCCTTCCGTGTCCCCCCTCGGCTCGTGGTGGTCGTCTCGGCTGGTGGTGTTGGGTCGTGTGGGTGCTCTTGCCCTGTCTGTCTCTCTTGGAGGTGTCCTGTGTCTGTTCTTTCTTCTTGGTCTTCGTCTGTTCCTGCTGGTCCTGTTGCCTCGTTGTCTGTTCGTGAGGCTGGTCGTGCTGCTGTTCGCCGTCTCTCGTCTCTCGTTGGCTCTTCCAACTCGTCTCCTGTCACCGTCCGTGCTGTTGTGCGTGGTGCTGACCGTGTGTCTGTTGTGTGCTCCGATGACCGCATCCGTGTGTGTCGTGTGTCGTTTGCTTCTAAGGCTCTCGGTTGTTCTCTGTCTGTTGACGCTGTGTTTGACAAGCTCTCTGCTCGTGTTGGTAAGCCTGTCATCTTCTACGCTGCTGACGGTTGGTCGCCTGACGCTTGGTTCGTTGGTTGTGTTGGTGAAGAGTTGTTGGGTGAATAAGAGTCCTGCCTGCAGCCTTGTTTGGCTGTGGAGAGCGCTCTTGCTCTGTTTTGAAAGGTTGTTATGTTGACAAGTGCTTGTGTTGATAAGGCTACTCGTTTGTTTGAGGAGCATGTGGTGTGTACTAACCAAGAGTACGATACGGTAGACTACTACCACGGTTTGGAGTTCTTCTTGCAGCAATGCAATGCGTTTGAGCACGGAGATGATGTTCCTCCAAACCCGTACATTGAAGTACCACTCTCGTTGGTAACTAATGCTTGTGCTTAAGAGTCCTGCCTGTTGGGAGCAATCCCAATGGAGAGCGCTCTTGCTCTGTTCGCTTCATTCTAAGGAGAATATATGAAGTACATCACTCACATCGCCATACTGTTTGTATGGTTCGCTGCAACACGCTATGCTATGGTCAATCTAGAACAGAATGGCTATGATCTAGGGTTAGTTGCTATCATCTTTATCTGTGGTGTAATGGCATGCTCACAAGCATTGTTGTTACTCACTGAAGCAGAGGATATCATATGCGAGTAAGCGATATGACTGAAGCCCAGAGGGAGTTCTACGAAGAACGAGCTGGCATACTAGAGTACGATGCTAACATGCCTCGTGCTATGGCTGAAGAGATTGCACTTGAACAAACAAAGGAGTTCTACAAATGTACTACGTATACTACAAACCAACAGGCAAACTAATCTATCAAACAATGGATGTCAGAGAGTTAAATCAATGGCTTCCTGAACTCGTAGATGTAGTTCGCTACTACTAATCACTGCTCTTCTCGGGCATACAACGGAGAGACCACTTGGGGTAGGTACCAAGCAATTCATTTAACCAAAAGGAAATCATCATGACTAAAGCTTTCACACCTGCATTCACATCAATCAAAAAGATCGATGTTATCTTCTCAACAAACAACCCATTGGGTGAAGATCGTCTCTCAGCACCTGTTAAGATCAAGGACTTAGAGTTCAATGACCTGACTCGTTCAATCGAAGCTACAGGCTCTGATGGTTACAAGCGTCAGTGCCGTATCGATCGTATCACTCACACTGAAACACTCAAGGCTCTCACTAAAGACCTCCAGAAAGCCTACGACAATGGTGATTTGGTTCGCTTTATTGCCGCTGGTGGTAACGATCCAAAAGTTTGGTTCTACAACATCGAGTCAGCTGAATAATTAACCGTCAACTAGGAGAAATACCATGACAAAATACCTCTTGCTCAATCCCCTCACACCAGAACAGTTCGGAATGGACTCATGGGAGGCTCTCTACGAATCTCTCGAAGAATTCTCATGCAACGCTCTCATGTCTGCTGACGTTGAGGGTCGTCCTATCGCCTTCGCATACGCTTCTACCAAGGCAGCACTCGAACAGATGTGTACTATCGTAGATCTCGATGGAACTATGGTCGAATACACGGCTACATATGACCAACTCGTCCGAATCTAAGAGGAAATACACGGAGGAAGAGCTGAAACAACGCTCTTCTTACAAATTTCGTAGGTTTAACACAAAACAGGAGAAGAAATCATGCGGTTAACTAAGCACCGAGGGACATTCAACCTAGAAATGTCCTCAGTGGACGTAAATAACCTAGCTTTGTTGCTAAGAGGGTACCAAGAGATCATCAAAATAACAAAATACCACCAAGAAGCGCCTAATCTGATGATTCTCCTACAAGAATTCATCGAAGAACTCACCAAATACCAGCGAGAGGCATACGCGTACGAC